GCGGTGCATTACGCCAAACACTTGTAGAGTCTGTTGTAACGTCGAATTACCAGGCTGATTAGTCGTAACCTCTACCGGATCAAAAAAATCTAGATCAAGCGCTGCGATAATGCCATCGTTATAGTTTTCTGTATAAAGGTCTAACTCGATAGCATCGCAGCGGGTACGAGTAGCTTTGCGGCTTGCTACATAAGCTCGAGCGTAATCGAGCGCAGCTTGATTAGTATCCATTACTAAATTCTGCTGAGTGTATGAGTGCACAAAGTACTCATCGATAGAGGCTTGATCCTCGGCTATTTGAGCCGTGCCGCCGATCTTTGTGATAGAGGCCGAGTTGTAAACCTGAGTATCGTCTAAGCGCCATACGGCGTTAAAGTAAGTAATCTCTGTACCGTCATCATTAAATACGACGGGCGGTATAGCTTGAGAGTCGATACAAAAAGCGCGATCTTTAAGATTTACCGATCCTCTAGCATCCATATAAATAGCGCCGTACTCAGAGATAGATGCGGTCTGTAAAGCGGCTAGAGCGGTACGTAAGGTACCCGGGTCCGCCTGAAAGATCGTATCGCCGTACTCAATTTCGCGCTGAGATGGAGGCCAAGCGATCTCATCGAGGATAGCGTTTACGCGCTCGCCGGGTAAGTCACCGGCTGAGGCTAGGGTTACGTTTGTAATTTGACTATTTTGGAAAAGTCTAAAGCCATCTACGGCGGTGATAGTCGTGTATACGACATCCGTAGCCATCTTAGGCGTTGTAGTTGTATAGCTAGTAATAAAGCCGCTAAACATAGGCCACTCAGTACCGTTATACGTAGCGGTAATAGCTACTTTACGCATAGGGGTAAGTAATCCAAAATAAGGGCTATTAGGATTTTGAGGGTTAAAGTCTCCATTTTGATCTACGATGCGTAGCGTTAGGGTACCTGTTTGGAATACGTCCGCCTGTAGGTTACGGCCTCGCATAGTTGTAACGCTATCGACTACGTTAGATACATCAACGATAAGAGCTTCGGAGTCTGCCAGTACGTTAGTACCTAAAATGCCGCTATCTAGGATCATAGCTTGAGCAAAAGCCGGGCCCGTAGAAAAGTTAATAATCGCGTTAAGTACAGGTACGGTCATGCTATGCCCGCCGTAGTAAGTGGATCCCCGTTACGGTTGAGCCGTTGGATCGTATCTTGCAACAAAGCCGTAAACTCATCTTGAGAGGCAATAGCTCCAGCGTTTACGGTAACCGTGTAGTTATTACCGCCGCCGCCCGGGTTTACTAGGCCGGGATCGATATAAAGATCCGGTATTAAATTGATAAAGCCCGGCATTTCCTCGCCAAATGGTAAGCCCGGCATTTGTGCCGGTGGTGGTGGTGTCCACGTTGGATACGGCGGGATAGATCTAATAGCCGTAGATAAAGCTGCGACACCTGCAATAGCTGAGGCGTTAGCCGTAGCCTCGGCCGCTGCGATGGTAGCGATACTATTTAACTTAGTATCGGTTAGATCGGCATCCGACATAAGAGCCGCCTCTTTAACCGTAGTAATACCTTTTAGTGCCGCGGCCGTTACGTCTGCATCGGCTAAAAGAGCTGCATCTTTTTTAGTCTGTAAAGCTGCAAGATAATCGGTAAAGGCTTTATCCTCGGCGGCTTTTTTAGCGGCAGCCTCGGCCGCCATAGCTGCATTATCCGCATCTTGAGCCGCTTTACGCTTGGCCGCGATCTCCTCAACGGTTTTAACGCCGGCCGCTAGTGCAATTTGATCGGCTAAGGTTTGTGCCGCTTGAGTTTTCTCGATGGATGCCAAGCGCATAATCTCAAGAGTCGTAATCTGAGTTTTCTTTGTATAAAAGTCTAGATCGTTGAGACCGCCTTGCTTAGATAACGCATCGTTATATTTGGCAAAAGCCGCAGCTTCGGCCGCATCCGCATCGGCAATAGCCTTTAACTTAGCTGCATCCTTTGAGGCTTGATCTGCGCCGGATGCGTTAATAGCTGCTAACTTGGCATTTTTGGCAGCCTCAATAGCCGATAACTCTTTCATGAGTACGGCGTTAAGGCCGGCTAGCTCTGTTTCGGTAATACCTTTGAGGCCGTTTAATTTTGCGGTTTGGTTAGATGCCGTAAGTATGCCTAATTGCTTAATACGCTCTAAAGCTTTTTCGCCGTCCTCATCCTCGATAGCCATAAGTGCCTCAAGGCGTAGGCGAGTATCTTTGTCGTATGTAGCCTTGAGAGCTGCGGCGATAGAGATACGGTTAGTATCAAAAGTCTCAGCGGCTTTACTAAGCGATATTTCATTTTTCTTAGCAAGCTCGGCTTTTTTCTGTAACGCTAATATTTCTTTTTGGCGTTTAATAGCCTCTTTGTCCATCTTTGCCTTTTCGGCATTAGCTCGCATATTTTTTAGATCTTGAGGTACGCCCTGAGGAAAACCGCCTTGGCGGCCTAAGACCTTATCTACATTGGTACGTAAGGCACCGATAGAAAACTTTCCAAGATAGTTTTTAACCCCTCTGAACGCATTATCTAAAACACCTGCGCCCGGCAAGCCGGCGAATAAATTGCCTAAATCTTTAGCTAATACCGATACGTTAGTAATAAGTCCCGAGATCGAGTCCGCTGCGCCATCAACTTTATCGATGAGCTTATCCATACCGCCGGATGATGTACTTAAAGCGGCTACTAAAGATTGGCCGATCTGCTCACTAGCTTGCTCAGCTGCGATCTTAAGGCGATTGAGTGAGCCTTGATATGAGTCCGCTGCGTTTTTAGATTGGCCCGCGTATTGTGCGGCGATAAGTCTTTCGATCTCTAAATAAGATTTACTCGATAACTCGGCATTAGTTAGGCCTAGATTAAGTTGCTTGAGACCTTTTACATTACCTACGTATGCCTGACTTAATATCTTTGTAGCTGAGACTAAATCCATACCTGTACCGGCGCTAATATCAAGCGCGGTATTCAGCATAGATTGAGCCATAGTTGTAGAGCGTGTAGTTTGTGCGAGCTGAATAAATGATGGTTGGAGCTGATCTCGATTTACGCCCGTTACCTTTTCGATACTATCGATGTAGCCCTCAGCCTCAGCGGTAGCAAAATTAAAGCCAAGATTACGTAAAGCGGTATCAAGGCGCTTAGCCTCGGCGATCTGTTCGCCATAAGCTGCTACGGCTTTTTTAGAGTAACCCAAAAGGGCAGCGGCACTAAAAGTAACGCCAAGAGTACGGCCTAGTCCTTTAACGGTTTGATTAAACTTACCGATTTGATTAGCGCCCTTAGTAAGAGCTTTACCGTTCCACTCGGCTACCGCCGATACGATTAAATTAGGTATTGCCATTATGCAGCCAAACCGTAGGTACTCATGCCATAACGGCCATTATTAAAGTTATCTACAGTTTTCTCGATAGCTCTGTATACGGCATCTTGAGCCTTACCCTCGTCCTCTTTCCACGCGCGATAAATCATACGACCGCGCTCGGCTTGCTTATCACCATAGAGAGGACCTGATCGAGCAATAAAGTGAGCGCCCGCGTTAGGGTTATTGGATCTGCTCTTAGGATCTCCAGCTGGGTTTTTACGGCCCGAGGTTTCATAGATAGCACCGGCGGCAGATTTATTAGCTACAAAGTAAAGAGCTTGCCATCCGTTGCGATTTTTCTTGCTTGGAGCCTGAGAGTAGTAAATCCCTTTTTTGACTGTTTCGTAATCATAAAGCGGGAACATACGTACACGGCCCTCAGTATTAAAAGTTCTAAACATAGAATTACGAGCCGTAATAGTTTTGCCTACGGTGTTCTCGTTCCAGTTGTAAAGGTTATCCGGTTGAGGCGATGGAGCAAAGCCACGAGCCTTATCGCGTATCGGTACCATCGCCGCACGTACCTCGGCGTTCATCTCTTTTAACATTTCAGGATCGAGCCTACGGAGTGCCTTAACCGTTTCGCGTACGCCTTTTATTGCGACTGGCATTTAGGGCCTCCTCCGCTTGCTCGTTTAATACTTTAATTAACATCTTAAACATCTCTGTATCAAGATCGAGTACCGCTTGAGGCGGGATCCCTAACCTAATTGATAACTGAGCTATCAAATAAGTTACGGAGTCCCGCCCTAAGCTAAAGGTAGATCGTCTATTACCTCGACCTTAGCCAAGGTATCTAAAAACTCGGGACCAAACATCGGTACCGTTTGACCGGCTGACTTAAGGCACTCCCACGAAAGATAAAAGAGATCTGTCTGTTTTTCATCATCGCGAAAGGCTTTATGAAAACCTTTTTTAGCGTAAAGCTCAAAGGCGTACTCGATCCGTGGAGTGATCTGATGCTCAGATACCTCACCGGTAGCCCTTGTTATTTTGAGTCGTGCCATTGTGTGCCCCTTTGTTAGTTTGTTATGGTGCGGTTGTAATTACGATAGGTGAATTACAAGTAAAGGAAATGCTCTGGGTTCCGATGTCTCCCACGGCGCCGTTGATGTCGGTCGTGTTGTTCACCAAAATCGTAGTGCTATAGAGAGGGTTCGTTGCTGATACGACCGCGCTAGTCTGCTTAAGCGTAATAGGTACTGTTGTACCCCATGCGCTCTGTAGCGTTGCGTTTACGTTAGCAGCTGCGGTATCGGATAAAAAGTCTAGAGAAATTGTGCTTGTCTCTAATCCCTTTGTGTACTTACGTGATGAGTCACCCATGGCCGTAACCTCGAGCTCCTCGAATACGCGGTTAATCGTTGCGCTTGTAACATGATCGGATAGGACCACCGAGTTAAGGGTGACTACTACTCCGTTGGATAGAAATACGGCCATCGCCTATTCCTCGCTTTTCTCTGTTGTAGGTGTGTGTGTTTTTGTTTCTTTTTTTGGTGCTTCGGTGATCTGCCCTATCTTAATAAGAAAGGCGATATCCTCGTCGGTTAGGCTCATGCTTAACTCCAGCTCGTTAGTATTTGGACGTCGAAAGATGCCGTTAAAAGTGATCCACTTTGTACATCTAAAACGGATGGAGCACTCATAGCGGCAACGTTCATTACGATAGATGAGGCGGCTAGTTTATTAAATACCGCTACGGCTAACTCCTCGATACCTTGTAAGTTACCTTTATTATCGAACATAGGTACAGCTCCCTTC